TAAGTCATTCTTTAAAGAAGTAAAAGGCGGAGAAGGCGAGCGCTGTCTATACAGCACAAGACTCGACACTTTCGGGCGGGGCTGTCAGCATAACTGTAAATATTGTTATGCGAAAAGTCTTCTCAGCTTTCGGGGACTATGGGACGAAAACGATCCCGCAGTCGCAGACGAGAAGAAAGTCAGAAACAAGATCCGCTCACTCAGCCGATCAGGTTTCGACGGCGTGATCAGGCTCGGGGGAATGACAGACTGCTTTCAGCCCGCGGAACGGAAAAACAGGATCACTCTCGCGGCTATTGAAGAATTAGAAGATCAGCAGATCGAATATCTCATAGTAACAAAAAGCGATCTCGTCGCTGATATTGAGTATGAGTCTCGCATGAGTCGACAGCTTGCTCATATTCAAGTCAGCATAACAAGCACGGACAAAGAGATCAGTTTAAAATACGAAAGAGCTCCGATCCCTGAGAGAAGAATCGCGGCAGTAGAGAAATTGTATGACAGCGGCTTCGACGTTGCAATAAGACTCTCGCCGTACATACCCGAGTTTTTAGATCTCGATATTATAGAGAGAATTCGTTGCGATAAAGTTCTTGTAGAGTTTCTCCGCGTGAATCACTGGGTCAAAAAGTGGTTCGAAGACGTGGACTTCTCAATGCACACGCTCAAGAGCGGCGGGTATCAGCACTTAATACTCGAAGACAAGATCGACTCGCTGACTCAGCTTATATGCTCAGACAAACAGCTCACAATATGCGAAGACGTACCCGAGCACTACGACTATTTCAGGAAGTATCTTAATCACAATAAGAATGACTGCTGTAATCTGCTCAGGCGCGCGGATCGGGGGAGTTTATATGAAAATCGTTAAAACAAGAAAAGGAAGCTACAAAAGCGGGAGATCTATTATGAGAGATTTCTTTATGACAGAGATCACAGTCAAGGGCTATAAATACGCTCTGCTCGTTGCTCTGATCGGGTTAATTTGCTTTATGGGCGGAATCGGAATCGGGATCTCAATAGGAATCTCGACCGTTCTTACCCCAGTATTTTAGAAGGGAGAAGATAAATGGCAAAGACAGAAAAAGTATTATGCCCGCAATGCGGAACGACTGAAACTCAGACGACTCATGACGACGGGCGGCTGACTATCGGGGGAAATGGAAAGACAATAGTATTCGGGCTCGTTGAAGGAAGGCTAAGCGCTTACCGTTGTATGAAATGCGGTAAAATATGGCTTCCCGCAAGTGTAAAACAGGCTTTCAATAAAGGCGGGAAAAAACCGATCACATTAAAACCGCGCTTTAAAGTTCAGGGAAAACGCGGTCCAGCCCGAAATGAAGCGGGCGAATACATATACGGAGATCTCGAGCCGTCAGACGGTCAAGACCCCGAAGCTCCGATATGGGTAAGAATCGCTTGTCAATACTGCGGTCATGAACAGGACAGAGAAGTCAGCCCGAAGGCGATCAAGTACCATACGGCTTGCGATAAATGCGAAAAGCCGCTTACAAAAACAGTCGAAGATCTCAAAAAAATCATAATAAAAAAAGAGAGACTCGAGTTTCACGACTTCGAGACAGAGCACGAAGACGCTTACAAAACAACTTGCCCGAAATGCGGCGAAGTGATCAGGTTTCATAACCCGAATAATGACGACAGCGTGAGAATGACTTGCGCTTGCGGGCTGAAAATAGAAGCAAGAATCAAGAAGGGAGAAAAAAAGAATGAAGAAACAATATAGATTCAATTTTCCCGATCTTAAAGAAGAAGAAATACAATATCCGCCCGTAATGCTCGACTGTCCGAAATGCGGAGAAAATATTTTATTCTATCCGAAGGAAAATGACTTCGAAGAAGACGGGAGTCTTACGATAACTTGCGCTTGCGGTCAAATGATCATAGCAGAGCCGATCAAGCCGAAGACGGTCGAAAAGAAAGACCGCAGATTCGATCACGAACTCCCGCGGGGAATCGTTAAAGCATTTATGAATATATACGCGCTCAATGCCCGAATGAGAATACATATAGACAAGATCGACGCCTTTATCTCAAAAGAGCTCGGAGACGACTATTTTAAGGGACACTTTCAAGATCTCGTTTATGACTACGAGATCAAAGAACATTCTCGGGAAGCTCAGATCGAAGTTATACAGCTTATGTATGCGGAGCTAAAGGAAATGAAAAAACAAGGAAAGCGATTCGGGACAGACAATGACTAACCGTTACGACAGCATAGACGAACTTCCGCCGCACTTACGCGAACAGGCGCGGCAGAAGCTAAATGCACAAGAGAAAAGAAAGAGTCAGGACAATGTCTCGACAGGGGAAAACAAAAGAAGCAAGTACGGGTCGAAAACGACAGAAGCCGACGGGATCAAGTTCGCAAGTAAAGGGGAGTCCCGTCGGTATGAAGTATTAAAACAGCAACAGGCTCTCGGAGTGATCTCTGAGTTGAAGCTACAGCCCGTATATGAGTTACAGCCGACATTCAGGAAAAACGGCAAGACTCACAGATCAATAAAATATATCGCTGATTTCTCTTACATGAGAGACGGCGTAGAAGTGATCGAAGACTTCAAGGGCTATGAGACGGAGAAGTTTAAGATCAAAAGAAAACTATTCGAGTATAAATATCCTGATAAAAAGCTCGAAGTTATAAAAGGGAAGGGAGACTGAAAATGGAAGGGCTACACGAATATAGAGAATATCTCGAGAAAGCCGAAAGCGGCGGGCTCAAGATCAAAAAGGGAACTCCGAAGAATATCGTAAAAGCGATTAAAAGAGTTGATCTCGAATATTACAAAATATACGGAGATCGGCTGATCAAGGAAGGGAAGGGAGAAAAATAATGATTACAGCAGACATAGCAAGAGACAGAAGTCAGGAAAAGAGCTTCAACAGAATCGAGAAAATTCTGGCTGAAATGGAAAAAGATTACGAAAACGTAATAGACTATTTAGATCGGCTTGTAAAAGAAACGATCGACAATGCTATCGACAGAGACGAGTTATACGATACGATCGTCGAGTATAGATTAAATAGCACGGACGGCTCGGGGGTCATAAAAGAGAGAATACTTGTAGAAGACGACAAAGAAATAGAAGTTCCGCTCGAGTACGTTCAAATCTATTTAATGGCTATGGGATATGAAGTCGTCGTAAACCCGAGATCGCGAGTAATTTCTTTTAGCTGGGAGAGAGATATTGACGAGAAGGTGGAGAAATGATAGATAGCAGAAAAAGAGTTAAAAAGATATTAAAGAGAGAGCTTAATAAGATAAGATTCTTCGAGACGTTTTATGAGAATATTGATCCGATCTTACGGTATGCAATAGAGAACGAAGGCGAAACGGTTTATCTCTCACTTGCAAACGAACTCGGGTACGAAGTTTCTAAAAGACAGCCGTATATACTCGGGAGTGAATCGGGAATAGAGTTTAAGATCTATCCGACGACAGTCGCGGGCTTCTTCTTATGGAAAAAGAAAAAAAGCAGAAGACCGAAATTCGAGAGAGCCTTAACGGCTGAGAAGTTTTTAAAAAAGGGAACGTATACATTGCTTTTAGAGCTCGAATTTATTATAGAAGGCAAGAAACTTTTTCCGACGGGAGATCCCGTAACACTTTCGGACGTATAGAAATGAAGGGAGAGAGATAATGTATAAAGAAATTTATATGATCTGGGAGATATGGTTCGGGCTATTCGGCTTCGTAATACTCGCCGCGATATTCGTAAGAAACCCGAGAAAGAGAGACGAATAATGAAAAAGACGCACAAGCTAAAGATCAGCGAAAAATATTTTAACGAAGTCGGGCTCGGAATAAAGAACTTCGAAGTCAGGAAGGACGATCGGGACTATGAAGTCGGAGACATATTAGAGCTGAGACTATGGAAAAACGGAGAGTATGGAGACTTCGTTCTAATTAGAAAGATCTCTTATATTTTACGAGATCCCGAATATGTAAAGGAAGGCTTCGTCATTCTCGAACTTGTTACGCCGCCGTTATACGGTAGAGAATTTACAGATCGCATATAAGCACTTATACTTGAAGCGAAGGGAGATTTCTCATGAGTAATGAAAAAGGGAAAGAAGTCGTCGTTCAAGAAGTTAAAGATCTAAAACAATTAGCAGATCGCAAGCTGAAAAATCGGATAGCATTACTTGAAAAGATAATGACGAAAAAACAGCTTGCTTTCGCGCAGTTTTACATTGCAGATCCGAATTCTGCGGAAGCCGCTCGGAAGGCAAACTATAGTGAAAGATCAGCCCGTCAGGTAGGATCTGAGAACTTGACAAAACCTTACATTCAAGAATACGTCGAAATCTTCATGAAAATACAAGACGATCAGCGGATCGCAAGCGCGAAAGAAGTTCTCGAGAAGGTAACTTCGATCATGCGGGGAGAAGTCAAGATCAAGACAAAAAGGACGATCAATGCTCCCGACGGGGTAACAACGACAAAAGAAACAAGGAAGGCGGCTCATAAAGATATGTTATATGCGGCGAAGCTACTCGGAACGAAATATAAGCTCTGGGACGACAAGCTCGCTGACATGAAAGACGCTGTAATTCACATTACTATTGACGACGAAGACTTCGGGGGCGAATAATGGACGTAAAAGTCGACAGCAGAGTATTCAATGAAATATATCTCAAGAACGCTCTACGCAATGATCGCCGAATTCAGATCTATTTCGGCGGATCTTCAAGCGGCAAGAGCTATTTCATTATAGGACAGCGAACAGTTCTCGATATACTCGCGGGTCAACGAAATTACCTGATCTGTAGAAATACAGGGTCAACGATAAGTCATTCGGTATGGAATGAGCTCGTCAGCGCAATAAACACAATGAATCTCGAAGCGATCTTTCATTTTAACAAGACGGATCGAGTGATCACTTGTTTATTGAATCAAAAACAGGTCATATTCAAGGGGCTTGACGACGTTCAGAAGATCAAGTCAATAAAGCCGCTTGACGGCGTCATTACGGACATAGTAATCGAAGAAGCGACGGAGCTCGTTTCAATGAGTATAATAAAAGATCTGATCAAGAGACAGCGCGGGAAGTGTAATGTAAAGAAGCGGCTAACGCTGATATTCAACCCGATATTGCAGTCTCATTTTATATATAAAGAGTTTTTTCTCGGTTTCTGGGCTGACAATGGCGATCAGTTTCAGGCAAACGACGAGATCTCGATCATGAAAACGACTTACAAAGACAATTTACGCTTCTTGACCGAAGAAGACTGCGACGATCTCGAAAATGAGTCAGATCTGTATTATTACAACGTGTATACTCTCGGGAACTGGGGCGTTCTCGGGAATCTGATCTTCAAGAACTGGACGACAGAGCACATAGACCCCGCACTCCGAGCGAGTTTCGATAATCACAGACACGGCGGAGACTGGGGCTTCGCGAAAGATCCGTTCGCTTATATCAAGCTACACTACGACAAGACACGAAAGAAGATCTATTTATTAAATGAGATCTACGCTCCCGAGCTGACAAACGAAGAAGCCGCCGATCTTATTCGCCCTTACTGCGGGACGGATCGAGTCGTATTCGATTCGTCAGAGCCGAAGTCGATCTTCGAGTTCACTAACAAATATCATATAAACGCCGTCTCCGCTAAAAAAGGCGCGGGATCAGTAATTCAGGGAATTCGCTGGCTACAGTCGCAAGAGATTATAATTGACTCACCCTTACAAAACGCGATCAATGAGTTCTCTATGTATAAATTCAAGGAAAACAGGCAAGGCGAAGTTTTACCCTTACCCGTTGATAAAAATAATCATATAATTGACTCGACAAGATACGCTACCGAAGGCGATATAGTTGAATCGCCTGGTCCAGTTAGTATCAGAATGTAAACGAAGGAGAAAGAGCTATGCTTACAGATCTAAAATTTTTAAACAAGGGCGCTAAATTCCCGCCCGACGACAAGGACACGACCGCCCGACTGAAAATGTATGAATATAACAAGCGGATCTTCGAGAATGAACACGCCGACGTATATAGAAAACAGTTCGAGCGAATAGAGCGAGTGATCGGCAATTTTCAGCAGATCATAAGCTACCCCGTAGTATTGAACTATCAGAAGCTCATATCGAAGAAAGTCGCTGATCTTCTTTTCGGGGAAGCGCCGCAGTTCGGAGCGGCTGATCCTGATAATAAGGCTCAAGACGACAGAGTCAACGAGATCGTCGATAATACAGATCTGATCAATACGGGCTATGAATCTTCGATCGATATTTCTCGATTCGGGGACGGAATTCTTCGACCATATCTCGCAACGAGTGGGGCTACGATCGGGACAGTTCCGCCGCGTATATGGTTTCCAGTCGTAAACGCTGACAATATAAAAGAACGGCTGTATGACGTGCTCGCATGGGAATATACAGTTCAGCGCGAAGACGGAAGCGAGAAAACATATCTCAAGGTCATGATCTTCAATGACTCCGAAAATGTCGAGAAAAGAGAATACGAGCTTGTTACGAATCTTAATAAGTATAGCGAGATCGGGGACATGATCAGTTCTTCAATAGAACAGACGGGTCTCAAAGCTAATCCGATTATACAGATCCCGAATATTATCACAAGCGACAGAGCGACGGGAATTGACGACTATTCAGACGTTGACAGCATACTTTCAGAGCTCATGGTAAGAGTCGCGCAGATCTCAAGAGTTCTCGACAAACACGCGAGCCCGAGCGTTACTGGACCGACGACTTCTCTCGAGCAAGACAAAGACACGGGAGAATGGCGGCTCAAGCTCGGGAACTATTTTCCGCGAAACACAAACGACGAGCCGAAAGTTGAATATTTAGTCTGGGAAGGCGAATTGACCGCTTCTTTCACTCAATGCGATCGACTATTGAATCACTTATACACGATCTCAGAAATGGGATCAGCGCTTCTCGGAGACTTTTCAAATACAGCGTCGGGGCAAGTTCCGTCAGGGACAGCAATGCGAAGAATGATGATGAGCCCGCTTGCGAAGGTCAACAGAATACGAATGAGATTCGATCTTCAATTAAGAAAGCTCATTGCATACGTTTCTCAGCTTGACGGCGGACTCGCACTCGAGCCCGAAGACGTCGCGATCAACTGGCAAGACGGACTACCCGCAGATCCGAAAGAACAGGTCGAGATCGAGAAAATGAGAGTTTCTGACAAAGCTACAAGTTCGGTAAGATCCGCAATTAAACGACTTGACGACGCGGACGACGAAAAAGCCGATCAGGAATACAAAGACATTCTCACGGACGAAGGCGCAATAATCGACGAATTTTAAGGGCGTGAATAATGGAATTAACAGCGGGCGAGAAAAAACTTCATGATATATTTATGGAAGCCGAAAATATGATCGAGAATTCGATCGTACTTAAAGCGCTCTCTGGGAATCAGTCGCAATATCTCGTCGCAATGATCAGAGAAGTAAGAGATATTCTCGATATACTCGACATTAAAGCGATAAGCTGGGTCGAAGACGAGATCCCGAAAGCATACAGAAAAGGACTGACAGAAACGAACGCGTTTTATACGAGAGCCGTAGAATCTTTCGGCGGAAAACTTGAAGGATCGGATCTTTATCGAACGGACTACGAATCGAAGCTACTTTCTTCGGTTATAAAGAAATATCAGTTAGATCTGATTAACGAGACTAACCCGTCGCCCGACGACATTCATACATGGATCACAAAGATAGACGATATTCAAACATTCGAAGAAGCGCTAAACTCTGCGGGATATAAAAAGGGAGAAAAGCTCAGCCCTGATTATGGCGAAGATATTATAGAGACCGCTCGAAAAAGCGGTAAAATTACAGTCTATAGCTCGAAGCCCATTGAAGCGGGCAATTTTATTTCACCGTCGAAAATGGAAGCGGAATCATACGCGGGAGACGGAAAAGTTTATTCCAAAGAAGTCGATATAAAAGACGTCGCCTGGATAGACAGTTTCGAAGGACAATACGCTCCCGTCGCGGAACTTGTCAAAAAATATTCGGGCTA